AGGAGCTTCACCACCTCTATCTTTTGCATAATCTCCACCAAACATATCATTTGGTTTTACATCTGCTTTAGATTTTCCACCTTTTTTAGCTTTAGGGTCTTCGTGTGTACCTGCCTTTAGTGCAGCTTGGTATGAATCTTTTGATTTAAAGTGTACCAACTTTCCAGTTTCTTTACTTCTAGCTTTAAAATCTTCAGCTTCAAATAGTCTTTTTAAACTTATGTTTGCCATTATGTGTTATTATATTCTATAAATATACCAGTTTTTTAATTACCTTATCAAATCCTTACGCTAATAAGTGATAGTATTCTTTAAAGTGTTTGATACGGTCTGCCAATCCAATTGTTCCACCATTTACTCTTTTAGTAATAGATGTTACTACTGCATCAGTTGCACCACCATCCGCCATCTTATGTAATCCGTTTTTAGAGAAGAACCAAGCTGCTGATAATAATGCATATTTTTCAGCTACTACTTGTGGGTTAGCACAAACATCTTCACCGATTGATTTACCAAATGCTGTATAGTTATCTTTTCCTGTTAATTGAATATATCCTCTACCGCAAAACTTTGCACCATCACCAGATGATTCAGGACCGTTACCCATTCTACCACCATATACTTTGTTTGCAATCTTCTCCGGCTTTCTTTCGTAAGGTAGAGCTGATTCTAAAGTTGGAAAGTATTTCTTAAAGATACCATTCAAACCTTTAGCTGAATAGTTTAAATTTTCTTTTGTAAGTCTAAATCCACCACTTTCATGTCCGCATTGTGCTAAGAAGTGTGCCAATCTCAATGGAGTATTAATTTCAAACTTAGCCGCAGTATCAGGAATCATTTGGATTACCGCATCAGGAATATGTCCTTTAAGTTTATCCAATTTCAATCCACCTACTGGTGCTATTGGAGCTGCAGGTGCTGGAGCCGGAGTTCCTTCTCCCATTATTTTAGCCCAAGTTACATCACCAACTATACCATCCGCAGGTAAACCATGCTTAGCTTGGAATTCTTTTACAGCTGCTTCAGTCTTAGGTCCAAAATTAGTTACTGCTGGGGAGATACCTAGTTTCTCCTGCATTAATTTTACGTTTTCGTTGTTATCGCCTTTTTTTAATAACATGATTAATATTTTTTTATTTGTTTATATGTTATAACTTCTTTTGGATTTATTATAATCTCATTCCACAAATGAGTTTTATTTTGAGTACAATCATTAGGATTTCTACATAAATTAGTTTCACGTTCGGGATATCCCAATCTATACATATTAGCCACTTTATGTCCACTATCAGTTGCAAATGTTTTTGCGTCTGATTTAAATGCCGCAACCAAAGTTCCTTTTAATTTTACTATTATATTTTGTTCTGGTCTAAAGAACTTTTGAGCTTGTGTTGTAAATGTTGATAAATCAAAAGTCCATCCGTTTTCAATACTATCAATTATGTTAATTAAACCAGCTTTATTTGTCCAATGAAACGTAACCAACTCTAAATCGGTTTTACCATAAGTATCAACAGTAAATTGTTCATTTAAAAGAATATATGGTTCAATATTATCTCTTGAATTAAAAAAAGCTATTCTATCATTATCAATATTAACAATAAAATCTTTAAACTCAGTTCTTAATTGCCAAACTCTATGATTTACAAAATCTTCAATAAAATCTAATACCTTTTTTCTAGTTAAAGATGGAAATTGTTCAGTTTCTATGTATAACTGATATCCAAAGTATTTGTTAATTAATCCTATTAAGTTTGGATTATAATCTATCTTACCACCTCTAGTGTCAAACCCATCACCCTCCAACTTTAAAAATTCGTTGGAAATATCTTCCCACTCTTTTAACGTGTGAAAAGATGATTCTGGTTTAAAATATCCTCTGACTGGGTACATATAAAATAAATATTATTCCACATTTGTTTTTGTTTCCCCAAAATCAATTACTTCAAAAACTCTTGTTTGAATTTTTTTAGTTCCTTCGGCGTTTGTTAATATAATTGAATTCTTAAATTTTTGCCAATTAATGACAAAAGAATTATCCAAAACACCACCATTTTCCTCTTTTACCAATTCGTTAAGAGCATTAATAGTATATAGTGAATTAGATTCTTTCTTTCTATGTATTAAAATTGTATTTTCCAACGGAGTTTCCGGTTGGAAAGCTGTATCAATATTATACGTGATAAATAATTCATCTAAATTCCCCTTATTTTGGAGAATATAGATGTAATTATAAACTATGTGATAAGTTTCACGAATTAATTGTAATGTATTCTGTAACTCACCTTTCGTTGTAAACGTACATAGTAACTGTGTTTTCATCCTCTTTTACCTTTTCTTTTAATCATCTATAAATATTAAAAAAGGGTTCAAAGGGTATTTTTACTTTTTCTTCTTAGTTGCAGCCGTTTGTTTAGCAGTTTGAACAGTTTTATTATTACTATTTAAGTACTTTTTCTTAAATTTCTTTAGAGATGGACTATTAGGATAAATTGTTTCCAAATCTTTCAATCTTTTAGCAATTTCCGCAGATGTTTTATCATCTAAGAATTCCAAATCTTCAGAAAAATCATCTTCAATATCTTTAATAGCAGAAGAAACTACAATTTCTTTATCTTCATCCACCCATTCATTATAACGAGTGTGTCCATATTTGTACGCCAATCCACCGAATACGGTTTGTGGCATTTCAAATGTTGGTGAATTTCCAAAACCTCTAGTTCTAATTTTAGCTTCAAATAATGGAAGTTGAGATTCCTGACCATTTTTATCACTAATTGTAATTGCTACTGACATCACACCTTTTTTATTATTGATTACAATTTTAGAATCAATAATATCTTCCATTTTTTTCTTTAATGCAGCTTTCTTATTTGGGTCTTTTTCGTTTTTGTATTGTTCATGTAATTTTTGAATTCCAAACAATTCTGCCAATTTTTCAGGCTTCATTGATATTGCTGGTTCAGTACCAAATACTACTTTCAATTCATCCAAATTAGGATTATCTGCAAAAAGAATATCGGAAATGTGGGTTTCATCTCTTACTAATTTTTTTACAACTGCCTGATTTTCAGGTTTCATAAAATCGTTAGCAATACCATCTGTCATTTCTCTATCCAAAGCTCTTAACTTTTTATATGCTTCTTTTAATTCAGGATTAGTTGATGTTTTAGACAAATCACCAATAACTTTCATAGCATCAACCGTAGGTGGTTTTTCATTAATAATACTCTTAACGAAATCCGCACAACTTACTTTTGATAAATCTGATTTTCCAGTTTTTTTAAGTATATCATTAACTCTACTTTGAACGTTTTGTGGTTTAGTACTTATTCTCGTTGGGTTATCTCTCAAATGTTTAAAATCTTTACAAAAAGCTGCATTATTTTCTGTTGCAAAATCTCTTATCTTAGAAAGTTCCTCATATCTTCTTTTGTTATAATATTCCATTGTGGATTTTTCACCTAAGTTAAATCCTCTATCGGTTACTACTTTTTCTAATTTTGCCCAGCCACCATTGAATACAAATACTTTAAGGTCTTTTTTAAGAGAAATACCAATTCGTTTACCATTTGGAAATTCTTTAGTTGGTTTAGCTTTAATAAACATATCTGCAGAAGTTCCATGTCCTTGTGAACCAACTAATGCTCTACCTTGTTGATTATCCCATCCTATTTCTTCAATGTTTTCAAATCCAATTTCATCGTGAATTAAATCCAATGTATTCATAGCGGAATCAATCCATTCTGTGGTAAGATATGAATCAGCTCCTAAAAAGGTTTCAAGTTGTTTTCTCGCAGCCTCTCTAGCTTTTTGATAACATCCATTTCTATCTTTAGATTTTGAAACACATTTAACAAATTCATTTCTTAATGTTAAACAACCTTTAACTACTGCAGATTCTCCTGCTCTACTTTCTGGACTACCTGCTCCTAAACCTTTTGTAAATTGTGGTTTAGGTCCTTTCTTTCCACCCTTTTCCCAAGCTTTGACTGCTTTTTCATATTCATCTTTAGCCTGCTTTTCTTGTGCTTTAACATCACTTTTTGTAAGTTCCAATGAGCTTGTTACTGATTTATCGGTAAAAGTTCTCATTTTTTTCTTTTCAGCTTCCGTCTTTGGAGAGTCTAGCTCTTGTCTTCCAGATTCTTTTTCTTTTGGTGGTTCTGCAGAAGGTTGTGGTTGTGTAGTTTTCTTTTTTGAAGCCGCTACCGTTTGTTTGGCTTGTGCAGTTGCTTTCTTTTGCTTTGACCTATCAATAGTTACTAACTTTACAACTTTACCTCTTGAAGTTTTTTTAGTAACCTTTGCTTCAAATAATAAGTAAGCAAGAGATTCGTTTCCTTCTATCAATACTTCTTCAACTATACCCTCAGCCACTCTATATTGTGCAGGTCCTCCTGGTGTATCTGAATAATATCCACCACCTAAACTATAAACTATACCACCATCTTCCGTTGATGGTTCTTCAGGTTCTGGTAATTTTTCGGTTGGTGTTTCTTCAGGCTTTTCTTCACCTTTTCTACTCATTTTATCAACCAACTCAACATGACTTTCACCTGCAATAGTAATAGGTATTTTACCTTGTGCCGTTAATTCTTTATTTTTTTCAATAAGATTTTCATCCCTTGCTTCATTAAATGCAACTTGAATATCATTTATTTTAGTTGGGGTATCACCATTATCTTCTGGAAATGATAATCTATAAAGAGTATCTTTATCTTGTTCCGTTGGTTCATCCCAATTTTCTATTGGTGGGAATCCAGCTTCTTTAGCCGCATCTTGTAAGAATTGCTTACCTTCATCATCTAAATAATCATTTGGTGACATTGTATCAGTTCCCTCACCTTGTCCAATCATACTAGCCCAGTTACCAGCTTTAATTTGAGAGTCACTTAGACCTGTTTTTTCTTTTTGTTTTTGATATAATTTAGATTCTGGTTTATGTACATCCATATCATCACCATCCCATGTATCTACACTTGCACCTATTTCTTTAAACTTAGGAGCTGCATAATCCATTTCATCGTTGAATTCTAACTCACCTGCATCATTTGTTGCACCACCTTCACCTACAAATACAACATCCTTCCATCTTTCTTTTGGTATTTTGGATTTAACATCATCTAATATATCATCAACCATTGCGGTGTTTCCGTGCTTTGTTCCATATACAAATCCACCACCTTCCATTTCCATTGTTTGGATATTTTCACCAGATGATTTTCCTTTAAATTGTTGTGCTTTAGATTCCGGGTCATCATTAGCAGGTTCTCTTTGTGCAGGTTCTTTAGGAGCTTCAGCAGGAGTATCTTCTTTATTTGCATCTGCTTTCTTTGCAGCTACACCTTGCTCTTCTGCAAATTTGTTACACATTGGTATAGCATCTTTTATATCCTGGTCAATTACTTGTACCTTCATTGGTATCTGTGCATCAGGATGCGATGCATTATAAGCCGCTATTGCTGCCCATCTATGGTGTCCATCAATCACAAACCCATCTCTACTCACATAAATTGGAGCCGTTATTGATGGGTGTTGAGGATTTTCTTCCAATGCTCCCATCATACCAACTACTTTAGCACCAACTAATTCCGATTGAGTTGCTTTTAATTTATCAGCAGGTACTTCAGTTTGTGTTACCGTAATACCTTTTTCGTCTAACATTTTTTTGAAAAGTGGTTCAGTATCTACTTCACCATTCTTATCAACTGGCATATCTTCTGCAGGTGTACCAGGTTGTGGTTTGCCTTTAAATTGTGGCATTTCTTCTCTTGGTATTCCTAAGTTATCATCACAATATAAGTTGGTACCAGGTACTGTTATTTGACACAAATTAATATCCGGTGCTTTTTCACCTTTAGCTTTTGCATCATCAACAATTTGTTTTACTTTAGTAATATCAGTATTGAATTTGTTTAAATCTTCTTTATCAATTCCATCTGGTATATCAGATTCTCCACCAAATGTTTCAGGATCCGCTTGAGGAATTTCTTTTTGTACATCAACTGCTGGGATTGGATTAAACCCATCTTCTTTTTTAGGTTCTTCTTTTGGAGTTTCTTCTTCTTTATCTCCTGCTATTTTAGCAAGTGTTTCTTTTTCTTTATCCAAACGTGCTCCCATTGCAGGGTCTAACTTAGGGTCATACATTGGAGCAGCCTTTTGAATTGGGTCTTCCTTTTCGCCACCCGCTTCTTCACCACCTTTATCATCTTTTGGTTCTTGTGCACCCTGTGGTTGACCTTGTCCACCCAAATCTTTATTTAGTGAATCTCTTTCATCCGAACCATCTGCTGGTAATAAAGCCTCTGCTGCTTTACGTCCAGGATGGTCAGCTGGTAATCTTAACAAGTTACCAACAATACCTTCTGCATCTTCACCTTTTGTATTTTTATATTTAATTTTTTTATTAAGAATTGGGTTTTTAAATGCTCCCTCATCTTCAACAACAGGTTCTGGAGTTTTTCCTTTTTCAGTAAGTAAGTTTTCTACTAAATCGTTTTTGATATGAGATAATCCCATTTCAGAAAGTACAATACCCAACTCCTTTAAGTGGATTGGGTTCTTTGGGTTTGGCATACCATCTTCAACTCGGTAAGCCCATTCAGAAAGTATTTCGTTAATTAATTCAGATAAGGTCATATTCATTAAAATTTGTGGTCAGCTTCTTCACAAATCATTTCCAACTCATACCATTTGAATTTTGGTTTTTGATTTAGAAATACAAAACATCTCCATTTATTTGATTTCTCAAAATAGATATGCTTTTGTAAGTGTGATGGAACTGCCGCTCCAGTTGATACTCTTTTAGCTGGAGTATCAAAGAATGATTTTATAATTATTGTAAGATTTTCACTATCATCCCATTTTCTTTCTTGCTCTTCCAACAATCTCCATTCACCTCTATTAAGGTATTGGTCTTGCATAATACAATTTAAGTAAGAAAATGTTTGTTTTAGATTTTCCATATTATCAGAAAATGTTGCAGCTGGTGCTCCATGTCCTTTATCGTAAATGTTTGCTTTGTAATCTTCACCATCTGATGTTTTAATACCCTTTTCGGTATAGAAGTCCATCGAACCTCTATTCACATTTGTAGGTCTATTAGTGGAACGATACTTAATGATTAGTGGTTGTTCTAACGATTGAGAATAAAGTACATCAAATACTTCATTTTTAATTCTCACATCTTGTCCCAAAGAAACTAAGGAAACTAAGAGAAACGATAAAAGAAACATCAATTTTTTCATAGGGATAGCATATTTTTGTATATACTATAAATATGTTCTTTAGAGGTTTCCGTAAGTTTTCCCCCAACTCGCTTTAATCGGAAATCCACCTTCTTCGATTATATCCTTCAACCCTTTAATTAAACTCTTATCAATATCCGTAGGTACATCAAATAGGAACGAGTCATAAGTATAGAGTTCCAAAGAGATTCCACTCCCCTTTATATAATCCAATATCTTCACCATCTTATCCACATTCATTTCAGTCTCATACGCTTGAAGTAAGTAGTTGAATACCTTTTGTGCATTTGGTTGTTCTACCCAACTTAGTGGAATCAATCGGTTTGGTGTTCGGATATAATCACACTCTACGGAATCATCCCAAAACTTTTCTATGAAGTCTGCCACCTTATCAAAGTATGGTATTTGTCGAAACTCATCATCAATTCCACCATAAAGAAGGCGGAACGTTACACCTTTACCTTCGGCCAAATCACATCCATACTGGTCAGCTAACCATTGGTGAACGTTGGTTTGTGGTAAGGGAAACCCAATCAGTTTACCAATAAGACGTGGGTGATATGAATCGTAGTCCATTTGTAGGAATATCCCATCCGCAATTAGGGTATCTCGACTACCATCCGATTTGTTTAGAGCCGCATAGTTCACACCCGCATGTCTATTGGATGGTCTACCCGTTATTGTAAATGGATTGTATTCGGTATAAACGGTATCATCGGATGAGATATGTTTTTGAGACTGTGGCCATCTATCAATAAATTTTCCTCTATCGACCCGAATTCCGAATTGTTCAATCTGAGAAAGGATAGGAATGAAGATTTCATTATACCAATTATACGTTTTAGTTTTTTGATTACGATGTTTTAGGAATTCATCATCTACCGCTTCCGCAAGTTTAAGAATAGGAAGGGATTGAATGATATCTTCTTTGTAACCTTTGTGTAGTAAGGGAGCTACTAAACCTTGTAGTGGTTGGTTGTAATCTATTGTTTCTCCGCTTTTGAGATAGTGAGCCGTATCAATATCATTCAATCCTTCCCTTAGATTGGAGAACGATTGTAGTAGCTTTTTCTTTTGGAAAACCCACTTATCTCCTTTTGTATTCAACACACCCTCTATAACCGATTTAGAGAGGGATAGAGTATCAGTATGCCGATGTGGTAGAATATACCTATCTTCCACAGTTCGTATCAGGATAAAGGATATATCGGTGTTTCGTGGATGTTTATCGTTATCCACCCAAAATGGATACCAAAGAGATACTTCGGTTTCTAATTTCACCCTTAATTCATCTACCTCACCAATATTTTCCAGTATCTTTATCATTCTTTTTTGCCGCCTGTGCTTTTTCTAATACGGATTTCTTTTTTTCCAATTTAGCTTCTTTCATCTGCTTCTTCATCATCTTATCATACCCAGCTGGAAACTTATTACTAACTTCTATTGGTCCATTTGGAAACCTCTTCAAATCATACTTCCAAATGGATTCAACTCCATCATCATCCTTATATGTTATTTCAAACTTTGTAGGTTTATCTATTGGTTTTTCCGGCCATCTACCCATAAAAACAATTTGTTACAAATATACAAAAAAAATCCCAAACTACCAAATAATAGTTCGGGATTGTAGTGGAGATGGGGAGATTCGAACTCCCGTCTTACGAAGTAACCATAATACCAGCTTTTCACACGTTTAGGATAAGGTTTAATCTTATTCACCTTCCAAAATAATTGGGGCCGTTTGGTTAGAACAGCGCTACCACCAACCGATTTATAGTTTCGGTAAACTTAGGTTTCACTTCTTTTTAAATTCCACGAGTGATGCGGAAGGGATTAGGCTGCTACAGCGTAATCAGCACCTACGAATGCCATAGCATCTTCGAAGGTCCAAGTAGATAATTCTACGTCATTTATTGTTTGATTCCGAGATTTAAGTGGTTTGAGAACCTTCCCACTACGTGTGATACTATGTCTCGCATCGTAATCAATTCCAGTCATCCCCATTATGTAAATATACGAAAAGTATTTCTAGTTTCCAAATTAAATTCTTGCAAATTGAAAATAATTTGGTAAATATAAAAGTATAGCAGACATTTTTTTTGATGCTTTTTTTACAGAGGCTTCATTTGAAAATTTTATTTCATCTGCTCTACCCGTCAATCTCCATTCTAAAGTTACTGAATTATAAAAAGGGTCATTAACAAATTTTTGATATTCCACCGCATTTACTTCATAAACATTTGTATTATCATCATTAAATCTTTGAATAAAATATCTATTTATATATCCTCGTCTATAATCTAATACTACCGGTGATGGAATAGATGGTTTTATAGTGTGAGATGGGATAGATGGCTTTTTTTCCGTAAAAAGCAACAAATTATAATCTAGTGTTGAAATTGCCATAGTTATTGTATTTGTCTAAATTCTCCTTGAACACGAGTTACCCATTTCATATCTTGTATCGTATGCTCAACTTCCGTAACTTGAAAAAATCCATGTCTTGAATATTTTTCAGGAATTCCTTTAATAGTAAATGTATCACCTCTCCTTATACCACTTTTACCTAAAATTGTAAATGAGTATTTAATTGGTAGGGGATGTGAAAGTCTAGTGCCAGTTGTAGTACTAACCTGCAAATTATTCATTTTTAATACGTTAAAAAACTTTTGGTCTTTACAACAATATATTTTAAATTTTTCGTCAAATAGAGTAATATCAGTTAGAAAATTCTTTAAATCATCTTGAGTTATACTATTTTGCAATGGATTTGGTACAATATCTATTATATCTAAATTATTAGAAACGTTAGTTGCAACTTGCTGCTTTGCACCTTCAAGATATTTGTCTACTTCTATATCCAAATCTTTTTTCGCATCTATTAATGCTTTTCTTGCCGATTCCAACTCATCAGACAATCTAGTTATTTCTGGTTCTAATTTAGCCAATTCTTTCTGATATTTTTCCTTTTGCAGATTATTTGCTACTAATTTGGCTCTGGCCTCCCCTGCTAAAATTCCAGTATCTATTCCAGCCTGATTAACAATATTTTGTAGGTTTATAGTATCTATTTCATCGTCTAAAAAGTCTTTTCTAGCTCTTGCAGATTGTAACTCAGCCTTTTTATTTGCATTATTTGTATCGAAATTTTCTAAATCATTATCTAAACTAGCCTTTCTTTGATTAAATGCAGCTTGTTGTGCCCTTTGTTCTTCGGTTAATGCACTTTGATTTAAAACAGAGAATTTATCATCATAGGCTCCTCTAGTTTTACCTGCAGTACCATTAGTTCCAGCAGTCCCTGCTCCACCCGCTTTATATTCTGGTCCAACATATTTAGGAAGAAATATATCTTTTTGCTCGGTAAAAACTCCTCCTAATGCAACCTGTGGTTGGTCTGGATTTGAAGCTAAATTTAATCTTTTTGCTATGATTTGTTGTGTTAAACTTCCACCCACATCCATAGTTAATTCTGCAGATATAAATCTACTTTCCGCACCACTATGTATAAATGATTTTGGAATTGATACATTCTTTCCTATCCAGTTTTCATCAACAACGGTATAAACCGTAGTTTTTATATCTTTTCCACCAACTTTAATCGTATTCGTTTTCTCAACTATCTGAAAGTTCCAAAACGAATTTACTGCTAGACTCATTTCATTTAAAATACTTTCCAAAACCTCTCGCATTGTTCGATTTGGTTTTTCTAGTTCTTTTTTAAATAAATCAAAATTGATATATAACCATTCTAATTTTCCCCATTTATATTTTTCTTCTTTTAAACCGTTTGAATCCAAATCATTTCGTTGAGCAAATTCTATATAAGGCATAGCGGGATTATTTGTTGGAATTGAATTATCTATAAATGCACTTTTTTCACTTAATTCTACTAAATTTTGTTGCATAAAAAATTTACTAAAATCTGGTATTCTACCTGGTATAAGTAAACTTTCAGGTTTTGTTGAATATATACCTTCAAACGCACCAATATATGCATCTTTAATATCAACAATAGTATTTACTGGTTTACCTGCAATAAGATATTGTGACAACTCTGAATTTGCATTTAAAACCTGTATAGCCCTTGCAAAACGAAGATATCTATTTTTGGAAAAGAATTTTTCTTTAGGTATAGGATATCCATCAGCAAGTCTGACTTCAGTTTTAGTAAATTGTACCGTACCTATTGTAAAACCTTGTGTATCATCGGTGACAGCTCCGGTTGTTCCAGCAACTGGCTCTGTTACTTCTGGTTCAGGTTCTGGGGGTGGTGGTGGCCAATCTGACTTAGGTTTTAAGTAATATTTATTATATATAAGCCCGTCGAAGTAGTCGACGTCTTCGACAAGGTGATATCTTGTTCTTAAAATTTCATTTACCTCATCAGTTGTTGGTGCGGCTGCACCGAGATTGGTCTTATAAGCTATCCAATCTTCATTTCTATAAAACTTGGTCAAATCTATATAATATTGCCAATAACCAGGATCATAATTACCTTCTTTATCATAATCAAGAGGTCTAAGGTCTTCAATTCTTGCCATTTCATATGCAATAATATCAAGTCTTTTCCATTGTAAATAAGGTGCATCCTTTCTTTCTTTGTCAGTACCCTCTTGTGATTCGGTTAGTTTTGCTTGTCCTGACTGTTGGTTTTCAGTTACTGTTGCTTCATTCGTTGAATTTGCTTCTTCTTCTGCAGTTTTTTCTCTTGCATCGGTAAAAGTTGATATTTCAGCATCAATTATTGGGTCAAAATTTATAAAATCTAAAGAACCCCATCCTTGACCTGGAGTAAAAGGTAAATTTACAACTTGATTTGTCTGCCTTGTTTTTGGAAGTAAATTAAACATTTGTTTAAATCTTCTTTCGGCTTGTTCTGATACATCTGTCATATTTAAACTAGTCACTCCAAATGGAGGATGAGAATCATCATTTGTAATTTTATTATCTGCTATTTTTGATATATTCGCATGACTTTGTAAATATGTTGGAAGACCAGGTGCACCTCTTAATTTAATACTTATATCGAATGCATCTCCATTAGTATCAACATTTCCCCCAACGATAAAACCAAAAAAAGAATCATAATCACCATTAGTTTTTATTCGATGAGAATGTAAAGAATCATTATCAAGATTTCTTTCACCTATTAATGACACTATTTTAGTTGTAGGAAATAATGGTACTAATCCACTCACTCCTTCTGGTGTATTCCATCCCCATTCAATTAATAAGGAATATCCAGGCTCCATTAAATATTTTTGTATTAATTCTACCTGAGCCAATGTATATGCTGTGATTTTAATATCACAATGTCTTGAAATTTGGTCTTTACCTTCCTTTGAGTTGATTGCAGTTAAAACTGGAGATGGTTTAAATGGTACATCAACTTCAGTTGATTCACTTGTATTTACAGCATTTCCAAACCAATCTACACCAATTGTACCACTTCTATCAGGCGTTCCATAAAAAGATGGTCCACTTTGTCCTGCCGCTTGAAACAATCCCCAATCTGGATTTGAAACCATTATTAATCCACCTTTTCCTGGTTGAACAATTTTTGTTCCAGTTTCTTTATCAGTTTTAGCATACGAAACACCTACGCCAGAGATTATTCTGGCAAAACAATTATACTTAGAATATTCTAAAGATGGAGTTGCAACTATTTTTTGAAAAATTGTTTCGTTTATATTTGATAATTTAGGCCACATTAAGTTGTATAATTATTTACTATTTCAATATATTGTATAGGTATTCTCAACACAGTTCCATCTGGAAATGAGAATTTTGCGTCATGAATATTATTTGCCGCTGCAATAATCCACCACAGTGATTGGTCTTTATAAAAGAATTTTGCCAATGTATCTAAACGGTCACCAGTTTCAGTTGCTACATATACATCAGATTCTCTTAATGGAATATTTGGAAATCTTTTTACAGCATAAACAAGTCTACCATCAACTGTTTTTTTAACTCTATTATCGTAATATCTACTTCTCATATATAATTAGTTTATCCCAGAATTGAACCACGTGTTAAAGGATTTTGTTGTGAAGCGTTTATCATTGCGTTATTTTGTTCTTTTAAATCAGGCCCAATGCCTTTTTTATTGTATATAGCAGTATATGGAGTACCATCTCCATAATAGTAATATCCTGTTCTTTTTTGGATATAAATTCTTCTCGGTGAACTTGCACCATCTGGAGTGTGATATATATTTGTTTCAACTAATTTTTGTTCTTTTCTAAACCTCTTAGTTTCTTCACTATTATCCATTGGCCAAGGGTCTTCACCATTTTTCTTTCTCACTTCATCAGGTTTTTGATTTAGTGTTTCAGATGAAGTTGTTTTATAAGTGTTTGATGTTGACCTAAATTGTTCTTTTTTAGCTATTCCCCCTGCTTTTGCTGCATCGGCCTGAGAGGGTTGCCATCCATATAATAATTTACCGATTGCTTTTTTATCATTTTGAGTTGTAGAGCCACTAACATAATTATATGTGTTAGATTTAGTTTCAACAAATTTAAGAGTCATTGTAACTTCTACAATCATAGGTAAACGATAATTTTTAAGAGTATTATCATTTAATCCAATTTCCCAAGGAAAATCATCATCAATATTATAAGTCATGTTTTCAATAAAACATTCTTTATTTCTATACATGTCTCCTAATGTAAATTTTAAAAATGGAGCAGTTACGGCACCAGTAGCGGATTCATAATTTTGTGGATAACAAAGACTGGATAAATATCCCAATTTTTTCCAATTTTCTTTATGTTCCTGACTACTTAAAGCAAAAACTTTAAAAGTAAATTGGGTTGTTCTTTCTATGCTTTGATATGTAAAAAAATTAAACGGCGAACCAATAAATCTACTATTATCCCAAGATGGAGAAAATTGTTCACTCAATCCTGAAATTGTAGCTCTAAATTGTACACTTGTATTATTTGCAACCGATGTAATCTTTAATGGAACAAAATCGGCTTCATCCATTGTTCTAGCACTCTCTGTAGATTGTGGTTCATCAAAAACCCCATTTTCATTTATACTATCAGTTTTAAAATCCCAATCTTTTCTTTTAAATAGGCCTGTAACGGGTTTCCAACTTTTTGAATAAATTAAACTTTGATTATCATCAGGATTATTATCCACGTAATTTGATGCCCACATTTCTTTAGCAAATTTTTGTTTACCTCTTTTTTTAGCATCTGTCTCACCTGAATATTCACTAGTCCATTTTATTGAAAGGTCTAAACCACGTTTAGCAGCATCATTATCGGATTTATTACCTTCGGCGTTTGCAGGTTTTCCATCATTAATTCCAAAAGTTTTTTCACCACCAACAATCTCACTATATTTTCTTAATGATGAATATCTTACATATGCATTATTATTTAATCGTAATTCTCTTGCCAACTGTTGAGCTTTCTCTCCTCCTTTTGATAACAAATTACTCAAACCTTTTGCTACAAATCTTTTAGTTTCTTGTTGAGCAATGTTTATTACTTGTCCTTGTAGTGCTTGTCTTACTTGGTCTGGTGTACCTGTTGCACTTCTTGCTAATGCAGTTGCTAATTTAGTACCAGTTGATAATGCTTTTAAATTAGCTAAAATTTCATGAGTACGATATTCTTCACTCACACCTGGTACGGATACCGAAAAAATTGGATTTGCAACAATTTTGGATGGAATCAATACATCTGGTATCAAACTACCTAATGAGTTTTTTACTGCTCCTGCTGTCTTTGCAAATAAAGATTTTGGTTGAAAAGTTGCAGGTACACCTAATGCTCTAGAACCACCAAATTTTACCGCTTCTCCTACCGTATCACCTACAATTTGTGATGTCAAAAATGATAATCCCCTACCACCAGTTCCCGCTTTCATAGCTTCAAGTAATGGAGTTGATTGAGATGTGATTCTTAATGTATCGACAAGTCCATATATAGCAGGAGAACCCACAACCATATATTGATAAAGACCGGAATTTTCTTGTTCTAATCTTGTTTCACCTAATCTTATGCTATTATTTTTTCTGGCTTTGTTTAATAATGGGTCTGCAACCTTATTTAAAGTATAACTCGTACTTTTAATCTGAATATCTTTACTATTTTGGACAGTAAATGCTTCCTGTGGAGTTTTATTTCCTAGAGTATCGTATTTTTTACTTTTAAATAATTCTTCTAATGTTGGCATTTTAAATTACGTTTATGCTAATGCAAATTTATTCCTAGTACTATTATCCATTGTGTTGGTAACATTTGCAGTAACTTTTGAACCGTCCATATAAACTCCTATCTTTCCATTTGCCATATCGGCTCTTACACCTCTAAATTCTTGAATAAGTGCACTTAACATATTGTTATTAGTTGCTGCTATTGGAGAATCAGTAATTTTTCTAGATGCTACCGTATCAGATTTATTATCAAACATCTTAGTACCGGCTAATACCGTATCCTTATCATTGAGTTGAATAGCTCCTTCGGGCCCAAATAATGTTCTTTTTCCATACCCAGCTTTACTACCAAATGAAGCAATATCGTTTCCAAATTTCATTGCTTTTGCAGCCGCCGCAAATAATGCACCAACCATAGTCGCTGCTATAACGGCACCAATAATTGGTAATTTACCCTGACCACTAAAAATACTAGCAACAGCACCTAGTAAACTTGCACCAGTTTTTCGTCTTTCTGCAATTTGCTCAGCAATAGTAACTCGCAATGATTGTAACTTATGTTTATATATTAAAAAGGTTAAAGCGGCCAATGTTACAAAAAATCCAACCAATCCTGCGGCGTTTTGTGTAACATAAGCAATAACATTTGAAATTGCTCCAATTATATTTAGAATCCCCGCAACAACGTTTCCTAATAATTGAAACGCAGGTGTTAAATTACCACCTACCTTTTCAATGATACCTGCGATTGCGTTATTTATTTGTTCGGTAACTCCTGCAATTTTTTCATTTGCGGCTATAGAATCTGCTTTTTTCTTTAAATCTTCTTCACTTAAATCTCTAATATCAATTCCAGCATCAATTGCTTTTTGTGCGTTTTTTAATGCATCTCCACTTAAACTTTGCAATTTATCTCTTACACCTAACTCTTTAGTAATTTCTTCTACAGTTTTACCCGCTGCTTTTGCCAATGCTTCTTGAGTAAAATAGTCCTGTTGTCTAAAATCACAACTATCCTAAATTGCATCTAAAGTTGCTTCATTGGCATCTGCAATTTTTCCTTCATACGCTAAAGCTCTTGCTCTACTAAGATTAAATTGACCACCAACCATAGTTGCCGCCGCCAATTCAGCTTCAATACCACTTTCAAAATCTAAAAGTTTTTCAGCAGTTTGGCTTAAATCTTTAAGACTAGTTCCTAACATTTTTGCTTTTACCGCCTGTTGAACAAAAAGCTGAACATTTCCTTTCATATGTTTAGAAAGAACACCCGCACTAGCTGCCATATCCTCAAACCCTTCTTTAGCAGAAACCCCAACATCCGCAAACATTTTTGCAGCATCTAATGTTGCACCAGCGGCAGCAGATTCACTTAATTTACCAACCTGCTCAAACATAGAGGAAACTTTTGCAGAATCTTTAACTGCAATACCCATTTGAGTATTTAACAATCCCATTGAAACCTGTGTTGCTTCACTAAAGTGAAACATATCAGATTGGGCGTTTGCTAATTCTTCAATAACTTTATAAGCCTTTTCCGCATTTAACCCAAATTGACGATACCCCATTGCAATATGATGTACATCATGGTCAATTTTTTCAGTCATTCTTGCAGTAAAACCTGTATTTTCTCTAAAAGCTTGAGCCTGTTTATCTAAATCCATAAATACATGCAATCCAGCTCCTAATATGGCTACCATTAAAATCAAAGGTCCCATAGCAATCCCCGCTGATGCTACTGCTTTAAATAATACCATTGCACCCTTTGCCGCACCTACTAAACTTGCAGGCAGACCGTGTGCAGCATGCTGAATTGCATGCATTAATGCATGTTGTCTTTTATCAATTTTTATTAATTGATGTTTTATTTTTAAAAGTTTTAATTCTCTTTGAATTACTTCATCACTTGCTCCTTTTAGTTTTTGTATCAAATCATTTCTTTCTTCATCAAAAGTTTTTTCTTTAGATTTATGCCCATTTACTTTTTCCGCTAATTCAATTACTTCAACTGCGAGAGAAGTCATTACACCTCTTCTTTCTTGTGCTTGTTTTAATGCATCTCCTTCTAAATTATTTTCTTCTTCTCTAGCGGCAATAACATCCGCTAATACCGATGCCATCAAATTATTACCTTTAACTCGATTGGTTAAAGTATCTAAAGCACCTTTATCTGTTACTTTTAATTTTTTAGTGATATCAGCAATATCATCATATGTATCTTTCTGCTTTTGTAATTTTTGAATTTTAGCCGAAAGTTGAGCAGATTCTTCATCACCTTTTTTAATTAACTCTTCGAGACGCTTTTTTTCCATATGACGAGCGTTAGCAGCTTTCTCTACATTTATAGAAATCTGCTTTTCTACTCGTTCTTTTTCTTTTAAGAGACTATTGAGTTCTTTTTGTTCAGCTGGTGTTAATTTTTCTGCCATTTATTTATATTACTTAAAATCTGGCCCTATAAATCCATTATCTTTAAGATACTTAAACATTTTAGGGTCTTCTTTTTGTATTTTTTTTAGATGTGGATAAAATGAACCAATCATATCCTGTAGTTCATCATCTAATTTTCTTAATACAGGATCGTTATCTATTACATTTTGTAATTTATTTGGTTTCTTTTTACCAAACCATCCCCAAAATTCATTGAGTTTTGTCTCTGATATTTTATATTTTTTCATAATAGGTATAATTTAACAGTTATAAATATCCCATAAAAGAAAAAAGTTAGGATTATCTTCTAACCCTAACTTTACTAGATTTATTAACTTTTTCTATTTCATCATTTTCTTTTTTCTTTGCGTCTGCTAGCTTATTATAATAAAATAATCTCAATCTTGTTGGCATATGATACAACTCGGTTACACTAAACCCATTTCCATATTGAACCATATCAAATATTTGGGAGTGTAATTGTATAGAATGATTAGCTGCTAGGCCAAAAAAAGCCAACACCTAATGTAATAGGCGCCTCCTCCACCTCACCATCTTCATGAGTATATTTAATAGTCATATCCATATCTGGAGATATTTGTTTAACATATTCTCTCAAAGCTCTACTATCCAATGCACGCATTCCATTTATGAATTTATTAATATGTCCAATATCAGAAATACCGTCCACTGCTTTAATCATATATCTTAAACGTGTGGTAATATCATAAGAAGTCTCTTTATTTAATTTTTCAAGTGCTGCAATTTCTTTTTCTATTTCTCTTTCATCACCATGTGTAAGGAATTTAAAAGTAATCTTATTTTTTCCTAATGGTGTTACGAATTCAAATTCATTTTTATTATTAAATAAAGAATAATCTATATCTTTTGTCTTTACCTGTGTTAAATCTGCGGTAACAGTAATAGTTTCACTTTTCTTAGTTGAATAAAAATTAAATTCATATTCTGGTCCATAACCCAATACTCTTGTAGCTAAAATAATTGCATTTTTATCACCAATGATAATATCATTTATATCTATTTTATCAACTATAATAGATTCAAATAATTTATCTAACACAACCCCTTTCTTAATAAGGTTCGTAGAAGAAAGAATATCTTCTTCTTTTGCAGTCATTAATTTTATTGTAATTCTTCCAGATGATAGTGGATGTTCTTTTGGATACACTTTTCCTTCTGATGGTAAATCCAACACTTCCGTTGGAAAATCGTATTTTTGTTCTTGCATAACGTTATTGTTTTTGTATATATAAATACATAAAATCAAAAAAATTGAAAATAAAAAAGGGATACCTTTTGAGTATCCCCTTCTTAATATTGTTTTTCTTAGATTAGAATTCAAGAACTGCGTAATCGTAAGTAAGTGTTAAAGTAATAGTTGTAGGTTCATTAGTTGTGTTGTATGCCAAATCTCCAAAGTTTGCTTGAGAGATAAATGCTCCTTTTAATGTCCATTGTTCAACAACATCACCAACAGGTCCTAACATTTTAAAATTAATATCTTTCTTATACATTTCTCCGTATCCATCTCTACCTGTAATAGATTCATGCGAAAGACGAATCCATTCCATTACCGCTTGTGCTGCTGAAGGAACGATTGGGTCATAGAGTGTGATTTCTATATCCTGCCACTCACCTTTACCTTTCAACTTTCTATATACGTTGATGTGGTCTAATTTTACAGTCTCAAACTGAATGTTTGGTCTGTTAGCCGCACTAACTACAAATGAAGGAATTGCTATTTCACCGAATTCCATGATATAGCGGTTCTTCATTTTAGGTTCGAAGTTCGTATAGAACATCTTATCGAAGGATAGTATCTCTGCCATTTTTAATTACCTTTTATTTTATAATAAATATCTACTTTGTTCTTTTTTATATTATGCTGAGAAACTTGCTCCAGTTGGTAAGATGTTGAAATCCACTACAATGAATTCCGCTGTCTTAGCAGGTTGTAAGAAAATTTGTCCAGCCATAATATTTCTATCAATCACATCTGGAGTGTTGTTGGTTTCATCCATCACCACTTTGAATGCGAATAAACCTTGTCTTTGCTGAATAGTTTCTAAGAAAGGATTTACAGTACTTAGGAATCTTCCTCTTGTCTCAGAAGTGTTTTGTTCGAACACTAAGAAACGAGATGTAGATGCGATAAACTTCTTAACTGCAATCAATAATCTTCTTACGTTGATTCTATCTAATGCAGATGCTTTATCTTGCAAAGTTTTTTGTCCGAATGCCACAATACCTTGTCCAGGAAATGTTGCAATTGGGTTTACTTTGTTTTCATAAAGTGTATCTCTTTCAGCGTGTGTTAATCTATTCAATACACTAACTGCTCCTACAATACCACCTCTATTCAAACCAGCTGGTGCGAACCACTCAGCCGCTAATCTATCGTTACTTGCATAAACAGCTGGTAACAATGTAGAAGGTGGAACAGTTGTAAGTTTGTTTGTGTTTGTATCAATTGTTTTTACCCAAGGGTAGTAAGTTGCTACATAGTTTGAATCAACTGCGTTTGCTTGCTCAGTTGCTTCAGTAATTGTATCATCGTAATCGTTAAAATCAGCGATATAGAAGCAATCTTGTCTTTCCTCAACCATATCAATTACTTTAGATACAATAGAAGGATGTAATTGTCTTACAATACCTGGAGTCACAACCAAGTTGATATCATATTCATCCGCATTTGAAATTGCGTTAATTGCTTTAGTATATGCTACTGAACCAGATGATGTTGAAGTTGAACAATTGAATCCTTGTGTATTCGCATTACCCCATATTTCATTGTTATTATAATCTTTAATACCTGGTCTAGCAACTCTAATCACTACATTTGAACCATCAAAACCACCTTGAAATCCTAAAACAAATTGTCTCTTAACCATATCAGTTGATGCAGAACCTGTCATTTGATATGATAATGCTACACCACTAATACTTCCATCAAATGCAAACGCTGTATTTGAACCAGTATATTGAGTTATTGGAAGTGGTTTTAAATAATTGTGGTTATCAGCTGAAATGCCCGCAGATTCAAAATCAAAACCTGAAAAATATACAGGTGATGATGCACTATTTCCGGTAGATTGTGTTTGGAATCTTACCTTTGGAACTTTTACTGAATCACCTAAAGTTGTTGTGATTGAGTTTGTGTATGCCCCATGTCCAAATGGTGCTGCTGAAATTGGGAATGAACCCGCATCTGATACAACTACTCTTACATATTTTGATTTGTTTGAGTAATCACCATTTTCGGTAATTTTACCATTTGCATCAATTGTATTCCATCTATCACCAATTCTTCTAGAAATATAATTTGGAGAAGCAGGGTCTAAGTTTACATTATTATATGTTTCTAAAACCGTCTTTCTCTTATCAGTATCATTAAATCCTCTAATTGTTACTGTAAACGTTGCGTAATCAGTTCCGCCATCTTCACCAGCTGCTTTTACATTAGAAATACCAATTTTGAATTTAGTATTATATAATGTACCATGTCCTAAAGTTACAAATTTAAATAAATTAAATCTCTCACCACTAATCAATTGTGATTGTACATAAGGAGTTTCAGCTGATTGTGCATCTTGTGCAAAGTTTTGTACTGGCAAAATACCTGAACTAACAACAGTACCACCTTCTAATCCCATTGCAGCATTTGTATAAGATGCTGATGCTTCATGTTCAAAATATGCGTAAGTATATGCTTTCTTTGAACCGAATGGAGAAGTTCCGAATACATCAGAAAGGTCATTTGTATCTCTTGGAAGAATAGATGCTGAAACAAAGCCAAAATCTGAACCAGAAAGTAAAAAAGAACCAGAGTATCCAGCTCTTGGGTCAGATATTAATTGTGCTACTTTAGCTACATCTTGATTGCCTCTTTCAGTTGTGTGTAAAACACCAATTAGTTTTTCTCCAACTAAACCACCAGATGCAAATATACCGATAGGTGCAGCTTCTTGATAACCACCGATACCAGCAACTCTTACAATTGTTGCTACACCAGCCTCTCTCAAATAGTTTTGTACTGCATATTCAGTAAAATATGTTCCATCAGGTGTTCCGAAGATTTCTTCAAATTCTGATTGTGTTCTTACGATAGTTGGAACAAAAGCAGGTCCTTGTTTGAAAGGTCCTATAAATGCTGCTCCTATTTCTCCTATTCCTTGCGCTAAGAAGGAAAGGTCATTTTCTCTCGTAAATACGCCAGGTGATACGATTCTTTCTGCCATTTTATTTCTCCAATTAGATTTTTAAATTGTATTTTGTATTCCATCTAAAAATACACATATAAATATAAAGAAAATATCCAAAACACATAATCGTGCTTTGGATATACTCTATTTATTAAATTATATTAAATTATGCTGGTATTGGTCTCGCAACTGAACCAGATGTAGGTGACCAAGGTAAATCATCTGACATTACATTCATAATAGATGCTTTCTTAGCCAATATCTCTTTATCCATTCTACCTTGAATATGGTCCCAATAATTAGTTGGTTTAGAACCACTAACATGGTCTTTAATCCATTCTATTACTTGAGATTCAGATAAACTATCATAAGGAGTAAAATTATCTGGATCAACACTTCTTAAATCAAATGGTGTTGCTCCCATAAATTCTCCAGTAACACCATCTTCATCGGTGCATTTAACTTTCCATTGAGTACCAATTATAACATTATCCAAATTATGGTCAAGATTATTACCTTTTTTAAGACCTACAATTTTCCATTCATATGTATATCCCATATATTATTATTTTTTAAATTTAACCTAATGACCCACTTAAAGGATTTAATCCCAAGTGTTCACACATTTTTTCAGCCAAATAATAGTTACTTCCACTCCAAGAATTTAAAATATTACTTGGAACTTTCCATTCACCATTAATTAAAACATCATCTGGAATAGCTACCGATTCCCTATTTGGGTCTCTATATCTAATCTCGTATCTTAATCTACAATCATCATTATTTAAATCGTAGCTAAGTACATTTGTAAATACAACATTAGCAGTTTTACCGAAAATGTTTTTTTCTTCTATAAAAGTAAGCATATATTTTTATTTTAAATAAATATTAGTTTAATCAAAAGATGATATATCACCTCTTTCTCTCGCTAGAATATCTGATGTTAATTCGTTTGCAAATGGTCCTACACCAACTGAAACGGTAGTATCATCTACTACATTTTCTGCACCATATAATTCTACAAGTCTATCTTTTAAAACTGCGTATCCAAATTCAAATATATTATTATTTTGCAATGCATTCCAATTTGGTACTTTAATTTTAGTTTCATAAGTGTGTAAACTTGATGTAATCATATTTTCAGTAACTTCATAGCTATGTGAACCTATTGTTTTAGTCCTCTTAACGGTCATTGGTATTTCTTTAGGTACAGTAACCGTCTTTACAATTTCTCTTCCTAAATCAATTTTTACCTCTTTTCCTATTTCTAAACTAAAACAAGTTCTTTCGTTCGCTTTACCAATAGTAGCCATACTAGAATCTGCAATAATTGCATCTTCTTGACTTTTGTAGATATGAATATCAAATATACATTCGCCAGTTTTTAAAACCCTATACTCGCCAATTCTTATGTAAGCGTTTTGGATTAAACCTCTATCAGTTCCAATTGGAGTAGTTACTCTTAATGCCATACCTTATTGATTTTCTAAATTTTCGATTCTTTCTAATAAATATTCGTTTTGTGCTTTTATGAAATTGATTTCATTTCTTAATTCTTTTACACCTTGAATAAGTGTTGGAATAAGACTTTCCATACTTAATGTCAACAATCCACTTAATTCATCTTCCTTAACCAATTCAGGATAAATAGATTGAACTTGTTGTGCCAATACACCATGTTTAATTCGTGTATCTTCTTCTGGATTTTCTTTAATCGTATCAAACTTATATGTGTAGTATATAGGAGTAAGAGTATCTATTTTATCCAATACATCACTAATGTATCCTGTGATATTTTTCGCTCTTAAGTCCGAATAACCAACCCAGCCATAATAATATGGATACAAAACTACACCACCAAAAGAACCTCCACCATTAATCATGTAGATGTTATTATATCCATCCGTCTGTCCTACCCAATGGTAACCACCAGAACTTCTCCAATATACACCAAATCCATTTAATGCATCAATATTACCATCGGCATTCCAGTTTACATTTATGAATTGACGTACTCTTAGTGGTCCTTCAATATTAAAACGCATCCATCCGTATGTAGTTGAACCCGGTGCTGTAAAACAGTTATTAGGTCTACTATAATACCAACTCCATCCATTACCATTTTGAACATAAACACCACCATTACCACTTTCAAACATCAAATGGTTATGATATCCAGAAGGGTCATTGAAGTTTTGTCCACCCCAACCGCTCTTATAATATCCAAATGTTTCCCAAGGTGTGTAAGATGAACTAAAGTTTGTTCTAAAGTGCCCACCATAAGATTGTTGATACAATCCACCACCACCTTGGTTTCTAAACCATCCATTACAATATACTTCACTAAATGTTGGACCAGAGTCAGTTCTTACGTTTTGGTTCATGTAGTTGGACATCCAACCCATGTATCTGTTCCAATAGTTACCGTCTCTCGCCATGTAGTGAGATTCTAAACCATCACCACCATAACGGAAAATATGATAACCATTTGCTACAGTTTGATAATAAACATGTGAGCTATGCCATTGAATCTTATAATATTCACCTGTCCAACCACCTGGATCACTATACAACATATAGCCAGGATAGATGTAATGGTTATTTGAGCCAAGCCAGTTTACTCTTGTATCACCTTGTCCGCTACCAAAATAATATCCAGTATTATCTCTATCATAATAAATGTTTGCTCTAAAATCGTTACCATAAGTAATACGATACAACTCCATATGAGCATTACCATACTCAATACGAATTTGCCAGTTTCCGGAGTTATTCAACATACCGAAACCACTACCATCCCAATACCCAGCGTATCCTCTTAAATCAGATTCGTAGTTGTTATACAATACAATACCACCATATCCATATCCACCACCTGCTGATTTCCAATATCCATTATTGGTGTACCAGTGCATACCTCTGTTTTGGTTATAGAGTCCAGTACCATTACTATTATTTCTAAACCAACCATTTACATAAACTTCCGCAAATGTTGGTCCCGCATCAGTTCTTACGTTTTGGTTCATGTAGTTGGACATCCAACCCATGTATCTGTTCCAATAGTTTCCATCTCTTGCAAATTGATGTGATTCAAGACCATCACCACCATAACGCAAAATATGATAACCATTTGCTAAAGTTTGATAATAAACATGTGAGCTATGCCATTGAATCTTATAATATTCACCTGTCCAACCACCTGGATCAGAGTATAACATATATCCAGGATAAATGTAATGGTTATTTGAACCTAACCAGTTTACTCTTGTATCACCTTGTCCATTTCCGAAATAGTATCCGGTATTGTTTCTATCATAGAATATTGTTGCCTGTATTTCATTTTCAACATATACAGGTCCACCCGCATACCAGTTAAGATATGTGCCATATCCATTTCTAGGGTCTAAATGTAAGTTACCATTTGTAGTTACAACTGATGCCCAGCTATCTACTCTACCGTTTGAACCAACATATAAATATGCACCCCATGATGGGTTAGGACCGTGTAGAGTACCACCTCTAAATCTACCAGCATTTCCACTATCGGTTGGGTCTACATAATATCCACCATCATTCGCATCTCTATATATTGTTGCATACATATCACCACCCGTACCAAAGTACAAGTTTCCAACCCAAATATTATATAATGCCATTCGATAACCGAGTGCATACAATTCAGTTGTATTAAAATAGAAATTAGAACGGTCAGTATAAATGTGAGCATGTGATGAGTTGGCAGGACCAAATTCAATGTATCCATAAGGGGTAACATTTCGCATACCCCAAGAACCTGCGGTAATATAATATGATGCGTTACCAAAATCAATTCTATTTAAACGGCTTGTTCCATCAGGATCCACATACCAACCAGTACTACTATAATTGTAGAAAATAGTTGAACGCATATCTCCATAAGAGATTGCAACACCATTTGTAGAATCAATTGAAAATCTTAAAGAGTTACCACCTGTACTATTGTTTCTTTGAGAGTTTGTTTCGCCCCAGAAACGGAAGATACCATGTGCTTGGTTAGTACCAAATGAAATACCATCATAGTACCAAATCTTATGGAAGTTATCACCACTAGCTCTTACTAATATTGCACCATCATTTGCAATGAAAGCAACACCACCATTTCTACTATTTCCACTACCAGACCAAACTTCACCTAATACATAAAGTCTCGCATCGTGGTTAAGACTCATTTTTACAGTATTCCAATCAGTACTACCTGCTCTTGATGTGTACCAATAGTGTGAGTGGTTTTCAGATGAAGTATTACCATTACTTCTCCAATGACCCGAATAGTATCTAATATCGTTTCCATAACTACGAATCATACCATCGTAGTTATCAATTATACCCAATTCAAGTGATGGATAATCACCCAATCCACCAAATTTTAATCCAACGGTTCCATTACTGCCACCGCCACCTTGTCCGTTTTGAATACCCAAATACCAAATACGAGAGTTGCCATTTGGATTAACAAAATAATTTGTTGGGTCATTTGAATCTCTAAATATCGTACCATACACCTCACCAGCTGCGTACATTGTACCACCTGTGTAAATACTTTGATTTGTATTAAATCCAGGATAAGAGTTTGGAACAATTTCACAAAATGTTGATGAACCAGGATTACCAGTACCACCATTTGTTAATGTCCATCCAGATGAATGGTAATTATCAGTAATTGCAATATATAAAGTACCACTATTTGTACAATAAATTTGTAAATAATGAGTATCATAAGTTCCAGTACCTCTAATACGAATGTTGTTTACAACACCACCCGCATTATACCAAGATTTACCTAATAATGTAAGAGTTGATGCACCCGCTGAACCAAAGTGTACACCTGCATTAAATTTTTGATGATGGTGTAAACTACTATTGTAATCCCAAGTATGGAATGTAGCCATTGCTCTATTACCAGGATTTGTAGCAATTGTGTACCAGTTCCCTGCAGTTACCGAAATAGTTAAAGTATCTATTAAAGCCCATCCTCTTATATTTAGATAATTTAATACTGATGTAGATGCGGGGTCTAAATAATAGTTAGTATCGTTTCTATCTCTGAATATAGGTGCATCAATTTGTCCATTTGTATAAATTAATGCTCTTTCAGGATCGCCCGTTGAACCAAATCCAAAATAATCATTTGTATCATTATCATCTGATGCTGCAAACCACATTCTCGCAGTATTAGATGATTCGTAATGTCTAATATATCCAGGATCGTTTGTTTGTGCTGCAAAATTTATATATGAGTTATTACCACTTTTTTGAATTGTAATATCACCACCATACACATTTAAATCACCACCGATTAAAAGGTCACCATTATTTTGGTCAAATCTATGTTTTACATATGCAGTTCTATTACCACTTTGTCTTGATGGTACAGTAAATCCACCACCAATTGCTCCAGTTGAACCTTCAGATGTTATTAAGAAATAATTTAAAGGATTATCATGATATAATCCCCATCCAGTATATGGTTCATAATCCACAAAGATACCTGTCCAACCTTCTCCGGTCACTTGCTGCATACCAAACGCAGCTCCTGCTGATGATGTTCCAGATGAATTTAATAGTAAACCAGGTTTATTATAGGTTACGGCATTTACCGAACCTTGCATATTAATTGATGTACCTGTGCTTGATAAATCCGCATAATATGTTGTAGCCGAATCATAATAAATTGGAGAAATAATAGAACCATATACTTCTAATTGAGCATTACCTCTAATTACCATATTACGGTCACCACTTAATCCACCATCTCTAAATACAATATCTTCACCACCAGATGTTGCAATAATTAAATGATTATCATCAGTATCCGTAGCTTGTAAGTA